TCACGGCAAGTGTCAAAGGTAAACAATTTCACAAGAGTTGGAACGACTGCAGATAATAGAAATAAATTCTTTACTGGTGTTCCATATGTTATTTCTTTTCAATTGAATATTTACACAAAAACGCAAGATGACGCTTTACAACTTGTTGAGCAAATTTTACCTACGTTTAATCCACAATATTCAATAACCCTTAAACCTTTTACGGATTATCCTGATATTTTAGAGGATGTTCCAATTGCAATAAATAGTGTTAGTTTCCAAGACGATTTTGAAGGAGACTTAGGCGCGCGCAGAACTATCATTTATACTCTCGACTTTGAGATGAAAATACGGTTCTATGGTGCAGTTAACACTGGTGAGGTTGTACGTGATGTAAGAGCTAAGATCTTCGATATTGGATCTGGCCTTAATGATTCAGACTTAAGACTGAAAACTATTCAATTACAACCTAATCCATCAACATTAAACATCGTTGCGGATTCAGACTTTGGATTCACACGAACAGATTATAGTGCGGATAGCGATGCTACATGACAGTGATAAAGCGGCGAATGATTACAATTATTCACGTGAAACATATTATGATTTAATAGAAAAAGGTAAAAGTGCTCTCGACGACATGATAGAAGTCGCAAGAGAATCAGAGCACCCAAGAGCCTTTGAAGTTTTATCAGGTATGATTAAGAATATTTCAGATGTGAATGATCGTTTAATGATATTGAATAAAGGTAAAAAAGATCTTGAAAGAAATAATGAAACAACCGAAGTAAATAATACACAGAATAATTTTTACTTAGGTTCGACTGCAGACGTTCAGCGTTTGCTCAAAGGCGATTTAATTGATGTCACGGATGCCGACCCAAAATCCATCGAGGGAGACGTATCTCGGAAATCCTAACGTTAAGCGCGATGGCGTTAACGAACAATGGACTGCCGAATCGATCCTCGAATATAAGAAATGCATGGATAATCCTGTGTATTTTTCTGAATATTATGTGAAAGTGATTTCTCTAGACGAAGGGCTTGTTCCGTTTAAGCTGTACCCGTATCAGCAAGAAATGTTCAAGAAGTTTAATGAGCATCGGTTTAATATTATCTTGGCTTGCAGACAATCCGGCAAATCAATATCGGTATGCGCCTACCTGCTCTGGTACGCGCTGTTTCATCCGGAAAAGACTGTGGCCATCCTCGCTAATAAAGCTTCCACCGCACGGGAGATGCTCTCCCGGATCACGCTTATGCTTGAAAACCTACCATTCTTTCTACAAGCAGGAACTAAAGCTCTTAACAAAGGTTCACTTGAGTTTGGTAATAATTCTCGAATCATTACTGCTGCAACCACTGGTTCTTCTATCCGTGGTCTTAGTATCAATCTGCTTTATCTCGACGAATTTGCCTTTGTAGAAAAAGCAGCAGAGTTTTACACCTCTACATATCCTGTTGTATCTTCTGGTAAAGATACCAAAGTCATTGTCACGTCTACGGCAAATGGTATTGGTAACATGTTCTATAAGATATGGGAAGGCGCAATTCAAGAAGTTAACGAGTTTACACCGTTTCGAGTTGATTGGTGGGATGTCCCAGGTCGTGATGAGGTTTGGAAAACTCAAACAATTAACAACACATCAAAGCTTCAGTTTGACCAAGAGTTTGGTAATACATTCTTTGGAACTGGCGATACTTTAATCAACGCAGAAACTCTTATGGAATTACGAGCTTCGCAGTCGTTAAAATATATTGAGCAAGGCGATGGTCTAATATATAAAGAACCTGAAAAAGGTCACGAATATATTATGTGTGTAGATGTTGGAAAGGGAAGAGGACAGGATTATTCTACTTTTACTATAATCGATATTGGCGTAAAACCATTTGAACAGGTGGCCGTGTATCGGAACAACGCTATCTCTCCCTTACTCTTCCCTAGTATTATATATAAGTATGCAACTTCTTACAACCAAGCGTATGTAGTTGTTGAGTCAAACGACCAAGGTTCAATGGTAGCAAATGGTTTGTATCACGAATTAGAATATGACAACGTGCATGCCGAGTCAGCTGTTAAAGCTAATGCTATTGGTCAAGCTATGACACGTAAAGTAAAACGATTAGGTTGTTCAGGCCTGAAAGACTTACTTGAAAACAAAAAGATTCAAATTGTTGATGAACAAACTATTTTAGAAATTTCTACATTTGTTGGTAGAGGAAGCTCTTATGAAGCTTCTGAAGGAAACCATGATGATCTAGTAATGAACTTAGTAATGTTTGGTTTCTTTGCTCAAACACAATTTTTTAATGATATGACTGATATTAATCTAAAAGAAATGTTGTTTAAACAAAGAATGGATGAGATTGAAGCAGATATTGTACCATTCGGTTGGGTAGATGATGGATCAGAATATAGTAAACAACTAACAGATGAAGAAAATACAAAACCAGATTGGTTTGTTGACTTTGATCGCGATGATATGAACTGGGGCTAAAATTCAAATTGTTATAAATATAGTTGAAATTGAAATATCATAACCGTATCATGCACCATATAAATAAGAACCCAACGAGGTAAACTAATGGCACTTTTTGCACCATCTCAAAGTCCTGCAGTAATAGTCAAGGAAGTAGATCTGACTGGCGGAGTGCCAAATGTTCAGACTTCAACCGGAGCTTATGTAGGCAAGTTTATGTGGGGTCCAGTCGAGCAGGTAAAACTAATTGGTAACGAAGAAGAACTAGCTTCAACTTTCGGTACTCCTAATAGCGCCCATTCGATTCCCTACCATGACGCAGCGTATTTCCTACGCTATTCAAACGCTTTACAATTAACTCGCATTATAGACTCAAGCGGTATTAACGCGGTTTCAACTACAGGCCAAACAGCCGCATATGCAGTTGGAACATATTCATCGCCAGTAATTAAAAACCCGACGGCCTTTGACCAACTTACAGCTAACTTGGACTCTGATGGACATACGTTCATCGGTCGTTTCCCAGGTTCACTAGGTAATTCTTTGCGAGTATCTATTTGCCCACCATCAGTAAGTGATTCTGGCTTCGATGCTTGGACCTACAAAGGTTCATTCGACGCAGCTCCAGGAACATCAGCCTATGCTGCAGCTAATGACGCTACAAATGATGAAGTCCACGTAGCGATTGTTGATATTAACGGCGAATTTTCAGGAGCTAAAGGTACAGTCCTTGAAACATACCCTTTCATGTCTGTTGCTAGCAATGCTATCAATGCAGACGACGGTGGAAACATCTATGTTAAAGACGTAATCAACCAGAACTCTGCATATGTTCACTTTGTTGACTTCGACTCTAACTTCCGCGTATCTGGTAATGCTGGCACAGCAATTACACCGGGAGTAACCAAAGCATTCCTTGGTACTGATGCTGGTGAAGCCGCTGTTAACTTTGCTTTTGATTCAGGTGGAAACGCTGATGACCTTAATCTTGGAGATTATCTAACAGGATTTGATCTTTACGAAGATAAAGACATAATCGAAGTTGATTTCTTGATTGCACCAGGGTTACAAGCACGTGCAGACCAAACTACAGTTGTTAACGATTTGATTGCAATTGCATCTGATCGTAAAGATTGTGTGGTTGTATCTGGTCCGGCTCGGTCAGATATTATTCTTCGCTCTAGCGATGCGGTAATCACACCAGAAATCGTAGCTACTGCAGCTACATTTACTCGTTCAAGCTACAACATCGTAGCTGGTAACTACTTAAAAGTTTACGATAAGCACAATGATAAGTACATTGAGATTCCAGCAAGTTCTTCAATTGCAGGTCTTATGGCCGAAACAGATCGTGTTGCAGCTCCTTGGTTCTCACCAGCGGGTACACGTCGTGGACAACTACTTGGCGTAACATCCGTCAATTACAACCCAAATAAAACCCGTAGAGATACACTTTACAAAGCAGGCATTAACCCAATCGTTAATATGCCGGGTCAAGGTATTATCTTATTCGGTGATAAAACTGGTCTAGCAAGACCTTCCGCGTTCGACCGTATTAACGTACGTCGTTTGTTCCTAACTCTTGAGCGTGCCATTGAGCGTGCGGCCAAGAACGTACTCTTTGAATTCAACGATGAATTTACAAGAGCTGAGTTCGTGAATATCATCGAGCCAGTACTACGTGATGTTAAGGGACGGCGCGGTATTACAGACTTCCGTATTATTGCTGATGAAACAGTCAATACTCCGGCAGTTGTAGATCGCAATGAGTTTATTGCTAATATTCTTATTAAGCCAGCTCGCTCGATTAACTTTATCACTCTCAACTTTGTAGCTGTCCGGACTGGTGTTTCTTTTGAAGAAATCGCTGGTCAGGCATTTTAATCTAGGAGGATTTAACTTATGGCACTTGGTAGTGTAGACGAATTTAAGTCACGGCTAACCGGCGGTGGTGCTCGCGGTAATCTCTTTCAGATTACGCTTGCCAATCCTCGGGGTGGTCTAGGTGTAGAACTTGACGTTGACTTCGCATCTTTTATGTGTGAAGGCGGTCAGCTTCCAGCTTCAACTGTAGGAACGATTGAAATACCGTTCCGCGGTCGTAGACTGAAAGTGGCTGGAGACAGAACGTTCGATCCTTGGTCAATTACAGTGATTAACGATACAGAGTTCAAAGTACGAGATCAAATGGAAGTTTGGATGAATGCAATTGCTAACCATGCTGATGCTGGTGGCACGCAGAATCCAGAACTTTATTTTGCTGATCTGAAAGTTGACCAATTTGACCGTGATGAAAGAGTCATTAAGACTTACACGTTCAAAGATGCTTGGCCTTCATCAGTATCTGCTATTGAACTGAGTTATGCTGACGATCAAATCGAAAGATTCCAGATCGAATGGCAGTATCAGTACTGGACCAGTAACACCACTGATCAGTAATAATATATAGATGGAGAGCGGGGTAATCCGCTCTCCACTTTATAATAAGGAATTCACATGGCAGATGACGCTTTTAAGCTATTTGGCTTTGAAATAAAAAGAGCAAGTAACGAAGATCCTAAGAAGATTCCTTCGATTGTTCCTGCTCGAGATGAAGATGGTGCTGGATATGTAACGGCATCTGGTTCTCATTATGGACAATATATTAATCAAGACGGTACAGACGCAAAAGATAATCATGCATTGATTATGAAGTACCGCGGCGTAGCTATGCACCCAGAAGTTGACATGGCAATTGAAGATATTGTAAATGAATCGATTGTCGGCGGTGAAGAGCCAGTATCGATTAAAATGGATAATTTAAACGTTTCTAATTCTATTAAAAAACAAATTAGAGAAGAGTTCGATAACGTCAACGGGATGTTAAACTTTACCGAGCTTGGCCACGACATGTTTAGACGATGGTACGTTGATGGCAGGATTTACCACCACATCGTAGTTGATGAAAAGAATCTTAAAGCAGGTATTCAGGACATTCGTCCAATTGATGCTGCTCGTATTCGTAAAGTAAAAGAAGTAAAGAAAAAGAAAGATCCAAAAACTGGAGCTAATCTTATTGAAAGAGTTGATGAGTATTTCATCTACCAAGAAAAGCCAGGGTCTCAAAGTAGTGGTGTTAAACTAAGTCTTGATTCTGTTTCATATATTACTTCTGGATTGCTTGACGAAAAAAGACAAAAAGTATTATCGTACTTACATAAAGCATTAAAGCCAATCAATCAGTTAAGAATGATGGAAGACTCTTTGGTCATCTATCGTTTGGCTCGTGCTCCAGAACGTCGTATCTTCTATATTGATGTTGGTAACTTACCACGTGGTAAAGCCGAACAATATATGAAAGATATTATGACTCGGTACCGTAATAAGCTCGTTTACGATGCTAGCACCGGAGAAATCAAGGATGATAGAAAACACCAATCATTACTTGAAGATTTCTGGTTGCCAAGACGTGAAGGCGGTAAAGGTACAGAAATTTCGACTCTCCCTGGTGGTGATAACCTAGGACAAATCGAAGACATACTTTATTTTCAAAAGAAACTTTATCGTTCACTTAATGTTCCAATGAATCGTTTAGAACAAGAACAGCAGTTCTCTCTTGGCCGAGCCACAGAGATTAGCCGGGACGAACTTAAGTTTCAAAAGTACATAGATAGATTACGCACACGTTTTGGTTACATATTCCTCGGCATGCTTAAAGTACAGCTATTGCTCAAAGGTATTATTACTGAAGACGATTGGCAAGGAATGCGAAATCACATTATTGTTGATTTTGCACGTGATAATCACTTCACTGAATTAAAAGATTCAGAATTACTAAGAGAAAGAATCCAAACACTTGACGCTATGCGTGACTATATTGGTGAATACTTCTCTAAAGAGTGGGTACAAAAGAATGTGCTACACTTTACTGATGATGATATTGACAACATGAAGTTGGGGGATAGCTCAGAAGCACCACCACAAGATCAAGATGGAGATGAAGACAATGAGTGAATTAGAAACCGCAGTACAAGAGCCAGAAGTAGAAGCTAACCCTTTGGCTGATCTTGTTGATGCTGCACTTGCTAAAGATTATAATAAAGCAAATGAAATCTTTGGCCAAGCAGTAACGGTAAAATTGAGCGATGTTATGGATCAAGAGCGAATTAAAATCGCTGGACAAATCTTTAATGGAGATGCCGATGAAGACGAAGACGTTGATGACGAAGAAGATCTTCAAGCGGGCGGAACTGACGATGAAGCAGAAGGCGAGTCTGGATCGGAAGAAGAGACAGGATCGGAAGAATCTGATGAATCGGCCGAAGTTTAAGTAAAGAATTGAATTCATATAAATAATACTAATGTTACAAAAAGGTTTGTGTAGATGAAATTAATTTCAGAATTTGTTGACCAAAACATTGGCTGCAGAATTATTACCGAAGAGAAATCCGGTAAGAAAAAGTATGTCATTGAAGGTGTATTTGCACAAGCAGACATGAAGAATCGTAACGGTAGAATATATCCAAAAGGCATTATGGAAGCAGCAGTCAATAAATATAACGATGTGCAAGTTTCTAAAGGTCGTGCGGTTGGTGAGTTAAACCACCCTGAAGGTCCTACCGTTAATCTAGATAAAGTTTCTCATAAGATCGATGAACTCAAGTTTGAAGGCAACGATGTTATGGGCAAAGCCACAGTATTGGATACTCCAATGGGAATGATCGTACAAGGTCTGCTCGATGGTGGTGTGCAACTGGGGGTTTCGACTCGTGGTATGGGAAGTTTGATGCAACAAAATAACGCAATGGTCGTCAAAGACGATTTTATGCTTAATGCTATTGATATAGTACAAGATCCATCTGCACCGTCTGCATTTGTTAATGGAGTAATGGAAGGTGTTGACTGGGTATGGCATAACGGTATTTTAGAGCCACAAGCTATTGAAAAAATGGAGACTGAAATAAAACAGGCTTCACGTGCTGATCTCTATGAGGTACAAGTTCGTGAGTTCAAGAATTTCCTCTCGTTACTCAAAAGTTAGATAAAATAGGAGTCAATCTAATGACTGATCAAATCAAAGATGATCAAGATGTTGAACTCCATGATGACGAGAATGTCATGGAAATGTCTGATCACGAAGCTGATTCAGCAAAATCTGTAGACGCGGCCGGCGATGCAACGGGCTCAGCCCCTAAGCGCTCAAGCGATGCAACAACTCAAGATCCAATGCCTAAAACAAAAGCTGCTCTGATGGCTGCAATGATGCAAAACATGGGGAAGATGGATAAGAAATCTCTCCAAGCTATGTATTCTAAGCAATCAGAAATGTATCACAAAGAAGATACCGACGTAGATGGCGAAACTGTTACAGAAGCTCCAAAGGCTCAAGTACAGTACGAAGCTAACTTCGAAGAAGATCTTAACGCATTGGTTAACGAAGAGGCTACTCTTTCCGACGAATTCAAGGGCAAAGCTGCTACAATTTTTGAAGCTGCTATTAAGTCAAAGCTCTCTAATGAAATCGATCGTTTAGAAGAGAAGTACAACGAAGAGTTGGCTGAAGAAGTATCAACAACAAAAGCTGATCTTGTAGAAAAGGTAGATTCATACCTCAACTACGTTGTAGAACAGTGGATGGAAGACAACAAGGTATCAGTTCAAGCTGGCCTTCGCACTGAGATCGCAGAGAAGTTTATGGGCAGTCTGAAAGACTTGTTCGTAGAATCCTACATCGACGTACCAGAGTCTAAAGTAGACCTAGTTGACGAACTTGCAGGTGAAGTTGCAGAACTCGAAGAGAATCTGAACAGCTCAACAGGCAAGATCATCGAAATGACCGAAGAATTAGAAAGCTTTAAGCGTGACGCGGTTATCCGTGAAGCGACAAAAGACCTTGCTGAAACTCAGGTCGAGAAGTTAAAATCTCTTGTAGCTGATATCGACTTTAGCGAAAGTTTCGCTGAAAAGGTAGCAACTGTAAAAGAATCTTACTTCAACAACAAAGCGGCAGGATCCGAGGTTGATGCTGATCAGATTGATGAATCTTTCGATACGGAAGTAGAAACATCTGACATCATGGGCCAATATCTGAGTGCCATTAAAAGACAAACGAAATCCTAAGGGAGCAATAAGAAATGCATAACGTAATTTCATACGATAAGCTGATCGAAAAGTGGGCACCAGTACTCGAGTCTGAGTCATGTGGTTCAATTCAAGACAGCCACCGGAAAGCAGTAACAGCTGCTGTTCTGGAAAACCAAGAGCACGCACTTAAAGAAGAAGGCATGCTTTCCGAAACAACTAACGTAGCATCTGCTGCAAACTGGAATCCAGTTCTGATTGCACTAGTACGTCGCGCAATGCCTAACCTCGTTGCTTATGACATCTGTGGTGTTCAGCCTATGACTGGTCCAACAGGTCTGATCTTCGCAATGAAGTCAACCTTCCAGAAGACAAAAGCTGGCGTAGCAAGTGGCGACGAAGCTCTCTTCAACGAAGCTCCAGTCGGTTACTCAGGTGACTCAGCAACAACTGCAAACGGCGCAGCAGGCCCATCTGGCTTGACTGGCGTATCCGATACTGATGGCGATTCTTCAATCGTTGATTCAGGCGGTTCATACGTACCTTATGCAGGCGATGCTTACACAACTGCAGAAGCTGAACTATTAGGCGTAGGTTCTAACGAAACTATTGCTCCAATGGGCTTCACAATCGAAAAAGCTACAGTAACAGCTAAGTCACGTGCACTACGTGCTAACTACACACTTGAGCTTGCACAAGACCTTAAAGCAATCCACGGATTGGACGCAGAGACAGAATTGGCAAACATCTTGTCAACTGAAATCTTGGCTGAAATCAACCGTGAGGTTGTTCGTACAGTTAACCGTCAAGCTAAGATCGGTTCACGCCAAACATCTAACCAGACACTTGGTATCTTTGACTTGTCAACAGATGCAGACGGTCGCTGGTCAGTTGAGAAGTACAAAGGCTTGATCATGCAGATCGAGCGCGAAGCAAATGCAATTGCCAAAGACACACGTCGCGGTAAAGGTAACTTTGTAATGTGTTCATCTGATGTAGCTGCTGCTCTTAACGCTGCAGGCATGTTAGATTACACACCAGCTCTTGCTGCTAACCTGAACGTAGACGATACTGGCAACACATTCGCTGGTACTCTAAACGGTCGCATGAAAGTCTACATCGATCCATACTCAACTCGTGATTATATCACTGTTGGCTATAAGGGTTCAAACCCATACGATGCAGGTCTCTTCTATTGCCCATACGTACCACTAACTATGGTCAAGGCAGTTGGCGAAGAAGACTTCCAGCCACGGATCGGCTTCAAGACTCGTTACGGTATGGTATCAAATCCATTCGTATCAGCCACACCAGACAACGGTCTTGCTACTGATCGTACAAATGGTTACTACCGGATCTCAGCGATTAATAACCTACTTACATAGTAGACATAATCAAAAACGATCGCTAGGTAGAAATCTAGTAACTGGAAACCCCGCTTCGGCGGGGTTTCTTATTATCTTTTGTTGTATAAATAGACTTATATAGGAGTAAGATTGTGGCTACACTAACAAACAATATGAACTACTTAATGCCAACAGGCTTTAAGATAGTTATAGATCGAGAAAATTATCCAAACATTGAATACTTTTGTCAATCAGTTTCACACCCGTCTTTAAGTCTAGCACCTAGTGAATTACCATATCGCAAAGTGCGCAATATTCCATTACCCGGTGGTACTATTGATTATGGCAATTTAGACATTTCAATCATTTTAGATGAAGATCTACATGGATATACTGAAATGCATGATTGGATGATTCGTATTACAGATGAAAAGCTACAGGGTCCATTAGATCGAGTAACTGGCGGTGTTCCATCATCTGCAGACATTACACTTACAGTATTGAATAGCCAAAACAATAAAGTAAAATCAATACGATATAACCAGTGTTCGCCAACTGAGTTGGGCGCTATTTCGTTCGACACAACTGGTGGTGGCACAGACTACTTGACATGCACTATGAGCTTTAGATTCCTTAACTTCGAGCTCATATAGATAATTCTATATGACGGAGATACATAATGATTGATTTGAAAGATGTTCTGGCCGATTGGTCAGAAGATAGTAAACTTACTATGCAACTTGACGAAGATTCACGTAAAACTCCACTACTTCATGCTAAATATCTTGAAAAGCTTGCTAATTGCAAACTTCTGCTTAAACGTGCAGAGTTTTCTCAAAAGACATTGCTGAAACAAAAGTGGGAATGGTACAATGGCAAAATGGATATGGACACGGTAAAAGAACTCGGTTGGGATCCTGATCCATTCAATGGCTTAAAAGTAATGAAAGGTGATATGGATTACTATTACGATTCAGATCCTGAAATTCAAAAGTCAGAAGAAAAAATACAATATTACAAAACATTAGTTGAAACTCTTAATGAAATTGTCTCTAACTTAAATTGGAGACATCAAACAATAGGAAATATCATTAAATGGAAGCAATTCGAATCCGGCGCTTAACTCATGCGATGCTCCACGTGGAATGCGATTTTGGTCAAGCTGCTGAGATAAAAGAATTCTTTTCGTTTTTTGTTCCGGGTTACCAGTGGATGCCTGCGTTTAAGCGCAGAATTTGGGATGGTAAAATACGTTTGTTTGATACAAACACCGGAGAACTACCTGCTGGACTTATCCATCATCTTATACAATATATTGAAAGCCGTGGATACAACTATGAGCTAGTCAAAACAAAGTATGGTACACCTTTAGAAGATGAAAGGCCAGATCCAAAAGAAGTAGTTCAATTCATTAAGACATTAAATCTTCCTTTTGATCCACGTGATTACCAGTTTATTGCAATCATGGAAGCATTGCACAGAACTCGTGGTATTTTGTTATCTCCAACCGGTAGTGGTAAGTCTCTTATCATTTACGTATTAGCAAAGTATTGGTTAAGCTTAGTTGAAGGCGCATTGTACGGAGCAGACAAGGTACTTGTGATTGTCCCTACTACTGGTCTAGTAGAACAAATGCACGGAGATTTTATTCAGTATGGCTGTAATCCAGATGATTTGCATAGAATCTATTCAGGTAAAGATAAACAATTCAAACAAAATATCTGTATTAGTACATGGCAATCAATCTATAAGCTGCCGAAAGACTGGTATCAACAATTTGGCATGGTAGTTGGAGATGAGTGTCACGGCTTTAAGTCTAAGTCACTCATGAATATCATGAATAAAGCTACGGAGGCAAAGTATCGATATGGCACGACTGGGACTTTGGATGGAACTCAAACTCATGAGCTGGTGCTTCAGGGACTTTTTGGAAAGACGTTTAAGGTTACTACTACCAAAAAGCTTCAGGACTCAGGAACTCTCGCTGAACTTAATATCAAACGACTCGTTCTTGATTATTCGGCAGATGCAAGACGGGACTGTGAGCAAAAAAGTTATCAAGATGAAATCGAGTTTATCGTCACCAACGAAAAAAGAAACAGGCTAATACGCAATCTTGCGCTTGACCAAAATGGTAACACTTTAGTATTATTCAATTTTGTGGAAAAACATGGAAAACCTTTATTCGATTTGATTCAGGATAAGGCTGATGAAAAACGGAAAGTATTTTTCGTATCAGGTAGTGTTGCCACATCAGACCGCGAAGCAATTCGTGGAATAGTGGAGAAACAGAAAAATGCTATCATTGTTGCATCCTTGGGTACCTTTAGCACTGGGATTAATATCCGTAATCTTCATAATATTGTCTTTGCGTCGCCATCTAAATCTCAAATTCGAGTTCTTCAATCGATCGGACGAGGATTAAGAAAATCAGATAACGAAGTAGCTACCACACTTTACGACGTTATAGATAATATTAGTACCGATAATCGAAAGAACTTTGCTTGGTTACATGGCGAAGAAAGACTTAAAATATATCATCGTGAACGTTTTAATCATAAAACTTATAAGGTAGAACTATGAGCAACTTAAACTTTAAGCAATTTAAGCTATCAAATGGCGAAGAAGTGATTGCTGATGTTGTTGAAGCAGAAGAAGAAATACTTATTGTACGCGCTGCTATGAAGATTATAGAAATTGAACACCTCGAAGAAGGCTATAGTTATTTTGCGTTCAGGCCGTTTGTATCTTTTCAAGATAGTGTCGACACGTTACAAATACTTAGTACTCAACATATTATTACTGAAACTACACCATCACATAACTTGCTTAAACATTATGCATCAGCGATTGGTAAGTTAGCTAAGTTTCTTAGAGGTGGCAAAACTTTAGAAGAATTCGAAGTTATGTCAGATGATGAAGTTGAATCTTATATTGCAGACCTTTTAGAACGTGAATTAGCAGCAGGTGGTGAAGAATACGAGATAGACATTGATTTCGATGACATTGAAGAAGAAG